ATCGGCGTATAACTTAATCATTTATTCAAACTCCATATTAAAGAACATGCTCTATATACATTTTCAGCTTCATAGTCTGGCTTGATATGGTTATATTCTTTTGGGCACTCATACTCATCAAATAAACCATCTTTAACCCAAATTGTTTTTACACCAGCATTATATCCGCAAACAACATCTCGCCAACGGTCGCCAATGAAAAAACTCTTACTTCTATCTATTTTATATGTTTCTACGAAGAAGTCAACCATCCCCGTACTAGGTTTATAATAATTTGAGTTACGTACTCTGGCTGAGATAACATCATCAAAGCCAAAGTACGTTTTATATAGCTGCATCATATCGAAATGAAAAGCATCAGTAACTTCAGGATCTGGTTGGTTAGTAACCATAAATGTTTTATAACCCAGATCCTGAATTTGACGAATGGCTTGCTTAGCTCCATCAAAGAATAATACTTCTTTCATATTCCAAGCACCATGATTACCAATCATAGGTGATAGAACGCCATCCTTGTCAAAAAAAACTGCTTTTACCATTTCGTTGCATTTACCTGTAGATCAGGATGCGATACAAGGCAATGCCAAACAACAGCTTGGAAGGCTTCTGAATGTGGTGTTATCCTAGCGCTATCCACAGTAGGCACAACAATGCAACAATCGCTGGTATAAGCTGCGTAACCATCTGGCTTTCCTACAATACTGAGAACAGTAGCACTTTGTCTCTTAGCATACTTAATGGCATTGATAAGACCAACTGATACATTTCTTTCCTCACTGCCACCACCGACAGAAAGAATAAAGATCGTATCATTAAAATTAAGTTTGCTTACCTTTAGATATTCTTCGAAAAATGTTTCGAATCCTTCATCATTGGTACGGGCTGTTAGTTCACTGGTATTATCAGTTGGTGCATAAGCCTCAATATGGCAAAGTTTGCGAAGGTCATTAACCATATGAGAAGCATTGCCAGCAGAACCGCCAACGCCCAATACAAATACTCGACCACCTTCGTCTTTTGTTGCATTAAGAAAATCTACAAATCGAACTATTGCTGATGCATCAATTTCTTTTGCGATTTCTACTACTTCATTAAAATACTGTTCAACAAATTCCATAATTTACTCTTTCGATTATTCTACAGGAACTTCTGTATATTGCTGCTCAACAGGAGTAACAGGAGGAGCCTGACGTTCGAGGAAACCAACCTTATAGTTAGTGCAACCGAAGTACTTAGTGGCAAGTTCAATAACCTTTGCTGGATCGAATGTCTTACATGAGAATACGTCCATGTAAAATACACCATCAGCTGGTACGAAGTGTGCACAAATGTTAGAAGTTTCAATCAACTGAACAAGAGTGTAGCCTTCTTTATTACCTGAACCGAAACGAACGATTTGTGGCTCACCATAGGCGACCATGTCAATATCGGTAACAAGTTGCTTTGTGAAAGCATAGATGTTATCATGGCTATCAATAAGCTCTGCAGCTGCGCCAGATGCGTCAAAAATAAGGTGCCAGCCCCAGAAGTTTTTATCCATTTCCATTATATACTTTTCCTTTTCATTTTAAAGTTAAATTATTATAAATACATTGTAGTTCGCGGTGATCAGACCCAACTACTCTAACGTCGGAAAGGACATCAGCTATGGCTATTTATCATAAACATCACATCATCCCAAAACATATGGGAGGAACAGATGATCCGTCTAATTTAGTTAATCTTACCATAGAAGAACATGCCGAAGCGCATAAAAAACTATGGGAAGAACATGGACGTTGGCAAGACGAGCTCGCATATAAAGGACTATTAAAACTTGTTAGCCACGATGAAGCTGTTTTAATAGCTGCTGTAAAATCTAATCTTGGGAAAAAACAATCACAAGAAACTCGTAACAAAACAAGTAAAACGCTACAAGGGCATTTTGTTTCTGAAGAAACGAAAAAGAAAATTAGCGAAACTCGCAAGAGAAGAAATATACCATCACCTAGAAAAGATGTTATCATACCACAAGATATCAAAAATAAGATGTCTTTATCAGCAAAAAATAGAATAAAGATAACCTGTTCTTGTGGTAAAACATTAGATGCATCTAATCATGCTAGATGGCATAAAAATTGCCAGTAATCACTCATCGTTATCATTCTCCTTAATTTTTGTAATAAAACTTAACTTCTGTTCGTTATTCCAATCTTTAAGATAATCATTATCTTCATCGAAAATCTTAAGATATTCTTCTTCAGTAATCTCACGATAAGAACTGATTTGTTCGCCAATATGTAATTGGCTAAACTCATTTGCTTCTTGCAAAGTTACTGTGTCGAGGGCATGCTCAAGCACGTCCTCAACTTCTACAACATAACGCATACGGTGCGAACTGATCGCATCAACCAATACTAATTTTTTCATGAGTAATTTGGGATAATTTGTACGTAATGAACAGAGTCAACACGGAACGAACGCCAGCCGCCTGCATCGATATCCCATGCAGCGATAACATTTAGGTTTTCTGGCTTCTTGTGCTGCTCTTCGAGATGACCAAAGTCTGTCTTTGGTGGGCAGTATTCAGGCATCAATGTGCACTTCATAATGCGTTTTGTACCATCAACCTTGTCGAATGATACTTCGATAACATGGAAACGAAGATCTTTAAGAATCTCTTCGCGCTTGTATAGTGGATTTGTCATAATGTAATTGCCTCGTTCAATAACTGTTGTGTGCTAGAGTGGTGTTCGTTCAACTTCTCTACTAATTGAGTATAACCCCCAATATGGAATCCGTCAAGAACTATTATTGGGTATGATTTAGCATTGGGGAACTTATCCATAATAATTTCCCGAGTAAAATGCTCGCCGAGTTTAAACTCAGAAAAAGGGATATCGCTTGTTCTTAATAGCTGTTTTGCCTTGGTGCAGTAAGGGCAATCTGGTTTTGAATATACTTCAACTAATCCTATACTCATAATCTTTCACTCCAATATTTAATTTTATGTTCATTATTATCAGGGTCGTAACCGAGTCTAAACATATCATTGCGAACTAACATTTCTAATTCACTATAAATCATAACCTTCATTACAAACTTAACTCCTGATCTTTTATAGAGGTTTCGTATTTATTCATCTTATCGAGGTATCCACGGTTACGAAGTTCTTTGAATACAAGGTTTTCGAAACCAAACTCACCACCAGCTGCAATAGATGCTGCTCTCATATCAGCTATCTTTTTCTTTAGGTCTTTGAACGCCGATAAATCCATTTTGTGTTTAATCATATCATCAATCATATGAGTATAGAACAAAACTTTCTTCTTTAGATTTTTATCATGCTGGAAATCTAAATTTTCTAGATTTGGTTTCTGTATCCATTTATTGTTTTTCAAACTAAACACGCCTTGACCTTTGGCATAACCACCTTCAGAGTCTTGAGCGTATGGTTCAATAGGATATCCTAACACTGTTATGTTATGTGTAAGAGTCCAGAGAACTTTTTTACATTGTAGGTATTCATCTACAAATTCTCTATCAGGATTCAATGCGTTTCTATCAATAACAACATGAACATCGATATCTGATTTTGGAGTGTAATTGTAATTTGTATTACCTCCAATCATAATGATATCTTTGATCATCTTTGGTGGTATCTTAGCGAAATTTGCCCAAGAATCAGCAAACTCTAAAAGTTTCTTTCTTACGCTGGACTTTAATTCCCAACCATTCCAAAGTTTAGGATTTAATTCACTGTGATACTCAAGACTAATCTTAGTCTCAGTTAATCCCAAAGAACTTTTTATTGTTTTTAATGTAGATGACATAGATATATCCTTTTTTATCACCTATTTATTTGGCGGAGAGTGAGAGATTCGAACTCTCGGTAGGTTTCCCTACGTCTCGTTAGCAGTGAGGTGCCTTAAGCCGCTCGGCCAACTCTCCTAATTTTTATTCCTCTACTATTTCTAGTTTTAGTTTAGCTGTACCAGTTTCGAAGAACCCTAATGCCTTGGCTGCGCCACGAGAAACATCTAGGTCTCTTCCTTTAACAAATGGCCCTCTATCATTAATTCTTATGATAGATGTATCATTTGTTTCTACATTAGTCAGTTTTAAAATGGTCCCAAAAGGGAAAGTTCTACTAGCAGCTGTAAGTCCATCTGGATCAAATTTTTCACCGTTAGCAGTTTTTTTTCCCTCTTGGTACCAAGTAGCTTTAATCAATTTATCTTTAGCATAAGCAATATTTGTACAGCTGGCGAATAGCACTATCGCTAGTGCCAATACCAGTTTATGTTTTAGCATTACTTCTTATTATTCCTCCGTGCCTTACGTTTTGCAGATCCGATTTTCCGACGACCTTTGCGTGGGCGGTTTTTATGTGGGTGTGCCATAATATACTCCTTTTGTATTTATATCAATTAAGCGGCGAGAACTTCTTTTAATCTATCAGCAGCATAAGAAGCGGCAAAAGCATTTGGTTTAACAAGAGGAATAACATTACACATCCCGCGAATATACCCTGTCGCTTCATTAATGACGCAAGAAGAACCATGATGCTCATCAGGGTTAATATCAAGATGTACTTCGACATGCCTATCCTCTAATACTTCTGCTAGCTTCAAATATAAATCAGCGATTTTATATACTTCATTCATCAAACGCATACGTGGCTTATCTTTCTGCTGATCATAATCGCGTTCACGTATTACTTCTCCAAAAATCTTACAACCACGATTACCATCAATGTGTACGACAACTGCAATTGTATAATCAGCATGCCAAACATTATTGATTAGGAATCGTTCCGAGTCAGCACCAATATAAATTTTAGTTTCTGGTGACTGTGCATCGATAAATTGTTTTACTTCTTGAAGATCGATTTTTTTCATGTTACACCTGTTATTTGGTGTCCCCTGCCAGACTCGAACTGGCACTCCGAAGAAGCAGATTTTAAGTCTGCTGCGGCTACCGATTACGCCAAGGGGACTATTTCGGAATATGTGACCTACTAACTTTCACTGATATCCATTCATTATAATAGCCTTTATCTTCTAAAACGTCAAGTGAAAATTGCATCTTTGCCTCGTGATAATTACACTCGCCTTTGGTTTTACACAATCTTAAAATTTCTCTTCTGAAATTATGTGCACCTAATAATTCGACGTCGGCTTTTAGTTCTTTATTAGAACCATAATAATC